AGCCCGCCTCGTGCGGGCTTTTTCATTCCCGACTTCCGGCGGAACCGGATGCATATCTTGGAGTGATCCATGACTGACGAAGTGATTGACGTAGCAGTTGAGCCAACTGGACAGGAAGTCGAACTGGCGCAAGAGGCCGACATCAGCAGCACCGATCAGGCCGCGGTGCAGGAAGCGGAGCAGCAGGAACAGCAAGAAGAACCGAAGGCGAAGAAGCCTGATGCCTGGGTTCAGAAACGCATCGACCAGTTGACCCGCGAGAAGTACGAAGAACGGCGCAGAACCGAGGCGCTACAGCAAGAAAACGAGACCTATCGGCGCCTGCTTGAGGCCCAGAAAGACGGCGAAAAGATCGAGTTGCCGACGCAACAGAAGTCCGATCAAGACCCGTACGAACTGGCAAAGCAGATCCGCCGCCAGGAAGAGTTCAATGACCGCTGCAACAAGGCCTACGAGCAAGGCAAGACCGAGTTCGCCGACTTTGATGACAGCATCAAGAACCTCCAACTCCTTGGGCAGATCCCGCAAGACTTCCTTGAGATCGACATGATCACTCGCGAGGCTCTTCGCCTCTTCATCAACTCCAACGCCTTCCTGAAGAACGTGGATCGTCAGTACGACGACCAGTTCGCACGGACCGGCGCCAAGATCGGTGACACCCTGCGTATCCGCCTGCCGAACGACTACACCGTTCGTACCGGCAAGACGGCTTCGATTCAGGACACTGTCGAGCAGAACCGCTCGCTCACTGTCTCTACCCAACAGGGTGTGGACCTGAGCTTCAGTTCGGCCGAGCGCGCTTTGAAGCTGGACGACTTCTCCGACCGCGTACTGCGCCCGGCCATGAACAACCTGGCTGGAGCTGTCGCTCTGTCGCTGATGGGTAATGCCGAAAGCGTGAGCAACATGATCTTCAAGGACAACGGATCGGGCGGCATCGCTACTCCCGATGCATCGACCTGGCTGCTGGCCGGCGCCAAGCTGGACAACAACAGCGCGCCGCGTGATCGCCGCAAGATCATGCTTGACCCGCTGACCCAGGCTCGCACCGTTTCGTCCCTGGCAGGCCTGTTCAACCCCCAGCAGAAGATCTCCGGCCAGTTCTCGACCGGCGAGATGTCGCGCGACACCCTCGGCTTCGACTGGTACATGGATCAGACCGTCCTGAAGCGCACCAACGGCACCTTCACCGCGGGTACCGTCAATGGCGCTGGCCAGACTGGCACCACCCTGACCACCAACGCCATCACTGGCACCCTGAACAAAGGCGACGTGATCACCATTGCCGGCGTTCTGGCCGTGAACCGCGTAACCAAGCAGTCGACTGGTGAGCTTCAGCAGTTCGTCGTGACTGCCAACGTTGCGTCTGGCGCCACTTCGATCCCGATCTACCCGGCGATTACCCCTGGCAACGTGGCGTATGCCACCGTTACCGCTTCGCCGGCAAACGGTGCTGCCCTTACCCTGATCGGCGGCGCTGGCGTGACCTTCCGGAAGAACCTGGCGTACTACCCGGAAGCGTTCACTCTGGCCACTGCTGACCTGGAACTGCCGCGTGGCGTGCATGAGGCATCGCGCCAGGTGTACGACGGCATCAGCATGCGTGCTGTAACCGCGTACAACGTGACCAGCGATGACTTCATCACTCGTCTGGACATCCTGTACGGGCACACCACGCTGCGCCCCGAATGGGGTGTTGCTGTGGCAGACGTCCTCTAACTGGGGCGAGCGACAAAGGGCCCTTCGGGGCCCTTGTCGTTTCTGGAGGTTCGAATGTTCCAAGAATTTCCGAAATGGAAGTACAGCGTAAACGGCAGCCAGATTGTCCAGGACGCCGCAGAGGAACTTTCCCTTGGATCGGGATGGTTCGATACGCCTGAGGCTGTGACCCAGCCTGTGACGCTCACCAAGGATCAACTGCTGGCCCTAGCAGAAGAGAAGGGCGTGAAAGTCGACAAGCGCTGGAGCGCTGAGAAGATTTCCGCAGCCCTTGAGGCCTGACCATGACGACCCCGAACGATCTGATCATCCTCGCCCTGAAGCAGGCAAACGTGCTTGGGGTCGGGCAGTCCGCCTCTGCCGAAGACATTCAGGATTGTTTTGCGCTGCTGAACATGATGCTCGCGCAATGGAATCGGCGTCGCTATGCGATCTATCACCTGAAAACGGTGAGCATTGCATGTGATGGGAGTCAGTCGTACACCATTGGCCCGGGAGGCGATATTGATACGACTCGTCCGAACAAGATCGAGTCCGCCTATTTCCGCCAGATCATCACGTCTGAGCCTAACCAAATTGACTATCCGCTCGAGATCATCCGTGCCAGGGAGGATTACGACCGTATCTATCTGAAAGATATGCAGTCGTTCCCGCAATACCTGTTCTATGACTCGGATTACCCGCTAGGGAACGTCTTTGTATGGCCCATCCCAGACAACCAGTATCGTCTGTTCCTTACCGTTATGGAGCCATTGCAGGTCTTCTCGACGGTCTATGACGAAATCGAACTGCCGCCTGAGTATCAAGAAGCGATCATGTACAACCTGGCGCTTCGAATTTACCCGATGTACGGCCTTCCCGTTAACGATGCGGTAGTGCAACTTGCCAAGGCTTCCATGAACATCCTGGAGGCTTCGAATGTGCAAGTGCCTAGGCTGAAAGTCCCGGGTTCGCTCACCCGTGGCGGCGTCTATAACCCATATGCGGATCGCGTCCGGTGAAATTTCCTCTCACGCAAGGGGCGTATCAATCGCGTAGCGTCATCGCGAACGCCCAGCGGTGCCTGAACCTTTTCCCGGAGTCGAATACTGAGGACGCGCCGTTCCCGGTCACTCACTACACGACTCCCGGCCTTCAGTTGCGCGGAACTGCTCCAAACAACGAGCCATGGCGCTGCCTCTACGCTGCGTCCAATGGAGTTCTATATGGGGTAACTGGAGGGAAGGTCTATGCGATTGATGATGCATTTGCCTTCGAAGAGATTGGAGATGTCAACTTCGCCCCTGGTCTTGTGTATGCCGTAGATAACGGCGTTCATGTGTTTCTCGTAGATGGCACGGCAGACGGGTATACGATCAAGCTGAAGACGAACGAGCTATCGAAGGTAACTGACGGCTCGTTTTATGGGTCATCGCGTATTGATATCTGCGACGACTTCTTCTTGTTCAACCGCCCCGGGACAAACCAGTGGTACATCTCCAATTTCCAAGATGTGACCTTCGATTCACTGGATTTCGCGGCGAAAACTGGTTTTTCTGACAACGTTGTAGCTGTGGCCGCGGTGAAGCGTCAGGTGTTTGTATTCGGAGAACTGACCACAGAGGTATGGTTCAACGAAGGAAATGCCACTTTCCCGTTCAGTCGTATGCCTGGAGCATTCATACAGCATGGTTGCGCCTCGGTCGGCAGCATTCAGCAAATGGATGGATCGCTTTATTGGCTCAGTCGAAGTCCTCAGGGACACTGTGTATTCGTCAGATCTGTCAACTACGAAGCCGCTCGGATTTCCACTCATGCAATCGAGCAGGAGATAAGCAAATACGCGCGTGTTGATGATGCGATTGCATACACATACCAGCAGGACGGCCACTACTTCTATGTGGTGAATTTCCCCACTGCGGACAAAACGTGGGTATATGACCTGGCTACCCAGATGTGGCATGAGCGGGCTTGGCTCGACTCAGATGGCATAGAGCACCGTCACCGCAGTAACTGTCATGCGTTCTGGAAGGGAATGACTCTGGTTGGCGATTGGGAGAATGGAAAGCTCTACCAGATGCGGACGGATGTGTATCAAGACAACGGTGCAGCTATCCGTCGAGTGCGCTCATTCCCGCACATGTTGAGTGATTCGAACCGGATCATGTACCGCGAATTAGTGGCCTCCATGGAGGTTGGTGACGGTAGGCCTGATAGCTTCGAATCTGGGGAATTGCGCCTGCGCTGGAGCGACACGGGAGGCGCTAGCTGGGGGAGTTCTGTCAGCAGTGAACTAGGTCCGCGTGGCGATCACATCAGGTCATTGCAATTCCAGCGCCTCGGCTATGCGCGAGACCGAGTGTTCGAACTGTCGTGGATGGCCAACACGAAAACCGCGCTGAACGGCGTATTTCTGCGCGTGGAAGAGGCCAACGAGTGATGGACGTAAAGGCCAACATTCCAGAATTCAACACGCCGTTCATTGGGCAGGATGGCCGGGTTAACTACATCTGGTGGCAATTTCTGCTCAAGCTTTTCGCCAGGACTGGAGGCACCTCTGGTAATGACGGAGACGCTTCGCTTGAGTTGATCCGATCACTCGAGGGCAGCTCTTCTGCCATGGTCGCGTTCCAGGCTATTTCGGGTGATTCCCCGGGTGCTGATGCGCAGATTGGGCGTATGCCTAGGCTGGCAGTGTTGGTTCCCGACCAGATGGTCTATCAGCATGGAATTCACGATGCAGGGGATCTGCACGCAGTAGTTACAGCAGCAAAGAATGGCTTCATGGCGTCGGCGGACAAGTCCAAGCTGGACGGTTTTCCGAACATCACACCTGTGGCATTGACCGCCGATGCCACCATCGTCAACAGCACGGCTGATGGGAACATTCTGCAACTGACTGCGCCGGCCAGCAGCCTGGCTGTTGGTTCGACTATCGGTGGGCGCCTCTATGCCCTTGTTAGCTCGGCTGCTGCAACAGGAACGCTGAGCGTATGGCTCAAGATTGGCGCGACAAAGGTAATCACGCAGACCTTCACGATGCCTGCCTTGGGTCAGACCAATACAGGAATGTCGTACTACTTCACGGCTTCTGTGCGTACCACGGGTGCCTCAGGGACGATCCAGCTATCTGCGCTAATGACCTCGAACGGTAACGCTCTGAATGCCGGCCCCGTTGTGTCGACAGCTAGCGCGACCATCAACACAACTATTTCCAATACGTTCACCCTCGGCTGGAACTGGAGCGTCGCCAACGCTGCAAACAGTGCCACCGCGAAGAACGCTGTCCTGAGCCAGGAGAAGCTATGAGTCTCACCTACAGCGAAATGATCCGCGGGCAGTTGCTCACGGCAACTCCTACCTCCTACTACAGCGCTCCGTTGAATTCCTCCGCCTCCATACAAGCCGTGACGGCAAACAACCCTACCGGATCTGCGGTGATTGTCGACCTCTACAAGGTGCCCTCTGGATCTGCCGCCGATGCCTCCACAAAGATCGCCTCGCGCACTGTTCCGGCTGGCACGACTGTAACCCTGTTCGATGCACTGAACCATAAGCTCCAGTCGGGTACGGCTCTGTTCGCAGCTGGGAACGGATGCGGCCTCAACGTCTCTGGCGTCGAGTACATCCCGGAATGATCGCATCGCCTGATTTCGTCAGGTCGATCATTACCCATCCGGAAGTATGGCCGCATCTCTCGGAAGATGGGGATGACCCGGCCGAGTTTGAACCCGCGGACGCGATCTACTTCCGCTATGGAGACTTCGGTTTCGTCGAGTTCAGAGCGTGCGGCCGGCATTGGTATCAGGCGCATATCGCGATGCTTAGGGGTACTCCACGCGTGCAGTCGTTCGCTCGGCTGTGTATGGAGATCATGCGCCGAGATCACGGAGCCCTGGCATTCACCGGCTTCATTCCGGCGACTAACCGTGCGGCACTGATCAATGCCCTGCGCTGCGGGTTTAGCGAAGAGGGCAGGATGAAAAACGTTTTCCTCAAGAACGGCCAGCTGGTCGATATGGTTGTCATGGGAGCCAGATAATGGGCAGCGTCAAGAAGATCGTAGGCAGTATCACCGGTAGCACTGGAGCAGATGCCGCCAAGGATGCGGCAAATGCGCAAGCGGCAGCTGCTAACAACGCTGCACGGCTAACTCAACAACAGTTCGATCAGCTGCGCAAAGACCTGGCTCCATTTGTATCGCTGGGGACTGGGTCGCAGAACGCGCTTTTGCAGGCGATGGGTTATACGCCAACATTCAAGGATGGGCAGCTATCTGGCTTGGCAGTGAATCCTAAGGCTGCGTTGCAGCAGCAATTCAGCTTTACCGGGAAAGACCTGCAGAACACTCCAGGCTACCAATTCGCCTTGAATCAGGGACTCCGCGCAGTTCAGAACAGCGCCTCGGCACAGGGGCTTGGGTTGTCCGGCGCTCAACTCAAAGGGGCTACGCAGTACGCGACCGGACTTGCCGATCAGACCTATGGTGACCAATACAACCGCGCCCTGAGCACCTACAACACCAATTATCAGACTGCTGCGAACAACGTGAACAACCTGATGCAGCTTCTGAACATCGGGCAGTCGTCCGCTGCTCAGACTGGCGTTGCAGGCCTTAACGCTGCGAACACTGCCGGTGGCTACCTAACCCAGGGCGCTAATGCCATCGCATCCGGCAAGATCGGGGCGGCCAACGCGTATGGAAACGCCCTACAGAGTGGTATTGGTACCGGTCTAGGGCTGTTCGCTCTCATGTCCGACCGGCGAATGAAGGTCGACATCAAGCGTGTCGGACAGACTGATTCGGGGCTGCCGATCTACACCTATCGCTACAAGGGCCACCCCACCGTACACATGGGCGTCATGGCCCAGGAGCTTCAGGCAGTTAACCCGGACGCGGTTGTTGAGCGCGATGGAATCCTGTTCGTGAACTATGCCGAGGTGGCGTAATGGCTATCGATCCGAGCATCCCGCTTCAGGCATCAGCCGGTGGCGCCCAGAATCCTCTTTCCATGCTGTCCGCTGCAATGCAGTTGCGCGGGGCGAACCTGAACCAGAGCGCTCTTAATCAGCAGATCCAGGCAAACCAGGCGGCCTCTGCGGCGTACCAGCAAGCGACCGATCCGACTACAGGGCAGATCGATTACAACAAGCTGACCGCTCTGCTGGCGAACTCGCCTGCCGCCTACAACTTGCCGCAGATACAAGCGCAGATCGCGCAGCAGAAGAACGCGCAGCTTGAGAGCCAATCGAAGCAGTTCGAGCTTGCTCGAAAGCAAGTGAATTGGCTTAAGGGTGGTCTCGGCTCATTGCTAAACAACCCCGGAGTTAGCGGGGCGGACGTGATGAAGCTTGCTGCTGGAGGGATCGCGCAAGGCTTCCTTACGCCAGAGCAGGCCGCCGAAGAGCTTCGCTCCATGCCGTCCGATCCCCAGCAATTGCAGGGATGGCTGCGCAATCTCTATGTTCAGTCGCTCGACAGTGATGCTCAGCTCCAGGCAATCCAGCCTCAATTCCAGACTATTGATACTGGCTCTGCAATTGGCTTGGTCAATACCAACCCGTTGGCGGGCGGCCAGCAAGTTGGCCAGGTCGCCGCTTCGTTCCAGAAGGGCCTTTCGCCGGAAACCGCAACGACTCCAACCGAGATCTTCAATCCGCAAACTGGAGCGCCTGAACTAGTGACTCGGGCTCAGTTCGCCGGCATGGCAGGTGGCGCGCCGAGTGGTCGATACCCGGGAACGCCTGGGATCAATCCAATGGGCGGGGGTGTACAAGCTGCTCCAGGAATCGGTCAGACCGCAGGCGCTGAGGTTGCGGCGCGTGGAGCCGCGGAGCGCTTCAACAACCTCGCCTCTGATGCCGGCAATGTGAGGAATACCGTTCAGGGATACGATGCGGCGTTGGGCGCGTTGGAAAATCTCGGTCGTTCAGGGCCTGCTGTCGACAAGACGATGCTGATCAGTTCTACGCTTGAGAGTTTGGGGCTTCCGTCCGACAAGGATGCGAACGCGAACTGGCAATCTCTGAACAAGTACCTGCAAAACGCAGGGGCGAGTGCAGCAGCGCAGGCCGGCTATGGCGGCACGGATGCTGGTCGCGCCGTCTTTGGTGAGGGGCAGCCATCAGCTAAATCGATGAACCCTGAGGCGCTTCGTGAGGCCATCCAGTATGTGAAGGCGCAGAACCTTGGCGTCCTGGCAAAGCAAGGGGCTGCCCAGCGATTCATTGATCAGAATGGTGGTGACTACACGAAGTATAGCCAGTTTGAAACCCGCTGGAACAAGACCTATAACCCCGACGCCATGTTCTACATGAGCCTGCCTCCTGAACAGCAAACGGGCTATATCAAAGGCCTGTCTGCGGATAAGCGCAAGAAGCTGGCCGAGAGCATCCAGAAAATGGACATGCTGGGGGCCTTCTAATGGCGAACTACGATGCTTGGATCGAAGAGGCAAGCAGAGCGCACAACGTAGACCCTGGCCTTGTTCGCTTGCTTATTGGGCAGGAGAGCCGCGGCGATCCAAATGCCGTCAGCCCGAAGGGTGCGAGGGGGTTGGGGCAACTGATGCCGGCTACGGCAGCAGAGCTAGGTGTTGACCCTACTGACCCTCGTCAGAATATCTTTGGTACTGCGCGCTACCTGTCCCAGCAGCTGGACAGATTCGGCTCCGTCCCCCTCGCCCTGGCAGCCTATAACGCGGGTCCCGGAACAGTTGAGCGAGTTGGCGGAATCCCTAACTACCCTGAGACTCAGAACTACGTGAAGGACATCATGGCCAAATACCAAGGTGCGCAACCTGCGTACGAGCCGTCTAGTGCTTCTGTGTCTGAGGCCCTTGCGCGACTGAACGGAGCGCCTGAGGCCGGCCCTAGTGGTGAGGGTTACCAGCCATCTAGCCAAGCCGTCGCCGATGCCCTGTCGATGCTGAGTGCTCCCGTAGATGAGAAAGTCAGCGCACCTGTCGCACCGACGCCTCCGGGAAAGGGCCTGGGAGATCGTCTGAAGGATTTGAACACTGCAATCAATGCTCCAGCTGTTGGTTTCTTCCGGGGTGTAAGGGAGATTGCTGATGCGCCGAGCGAGTGGCTTGCGAAAGGCTCAGAGGCCGCCGGAATCACGGATGCCTTGAAATCGCTGGGCATCGATATGCTGACTGGTGAAGAGCAGCTGGCAGCAAACAAGGCGCGCCGCGCAGGTTATGCCAACGAAAGCGGCTCGGAGCTTGCCGGTCGCGTTCTTGGAAACATCGCTGGTGTGATGGTCCCTATGGCTGGAGCGGAATCCGCTCTTGCTGGTGGTGGGAATGCTCTCCTTGGGGCGCTGTCGAATTCGCCTCGAGCTGCATCGGCCCTCCAGGGCGTCGGGAACTTCGTGTCCGGCCAGGGAGGGGCGCTCTCCAAAGCGGCATATGGTGCAGCGCAGGGGGCAGGATCTGCCGCGCTTATGTCTGGCGCGAGTGACTCGCCATTGGAGAATCAGGTTGGCGCCGGGGCGGCTATTGGTGCAGTAGCCGGCCCCATCGTTTCGGCGCTAGCGAATCCAGTTTCGCGCCTTGTATCGCGAGCGAGGGGAGCAGTTACTCCTAACTCTGCCATTCAGAACAACGCTGATGAGGTCATGGAGCGCGTCAGGGTGACTCTGGAGGGTGGCGGCACCGACTTGTCCCAGATCCCCCAAGGCATTCTTCGAGGCGTCAGGACACAGGTTGAGGACGCCTTGCGCGCTGGCCGGCAGATTGATCCTGCGGCTCTCGCCAGGCAAGCGGAGTTCGAGGCGCTGGGAATTCAGCCAACCCTTGGGCAATTGACCAGGGATGCAGGGCAGTTCACCGCCGAACGAAATATGCGCGGTATCGCAGGTGCCGGAGAGCCACTAGCCCAGCGATTTGCCGAGCAGAACAACCAGCTTATGCAGGTCCTGGGGCGGATGGGTGGCGCCGATGCTGTTGAAGCCGATGCTGCCGGGAATGCTCTGGTTAACCGCCTACAGGCCTTGGACATGCCCCGCCGTGAAGCTGTCAATCAGGCGTACCAATCTGCCCGGGATTCTGCCGGTCGCTATGCCAATATCGACGTTCCTACGTTTAGTCAGGCTGCAAATCAGGCGCTCGACGAAAACATGTTGGGGCGCTGGTTGCCGGGTCAGGTACGGGACATGCTGAATGACATCAGTAGCGGTCGCATTCCCCTTAACGTCAATACTGCTGTCCAGGTCGATAGCGTCATGAGCGAAGCGCAACGCGCTGCCACGCGGGCGGGTGACACTGCTGCTGCACGGGCGGTTGGTGTTGTTCGCGACGCACTCCAGGCTGCGCCCGTGGAAGAGGGTGCAGGAGCCGCAGCAAGGGCACAGTTCGATGCTGCCAGAGGGTTGGCACGAGCCAGGTTCGCCGAGATTGAGGGTATACCTGCGCTGCGCGCCGCGCTGGATGACGCCCGCCCGGATACGTTCGTGAAGAACTACATCCTGAATGGGGATCCGCGCGGCGTTACCGCCCTTGGTCGGTATATCGCAGAAGACCCCGCGGCTATGCAGACCGCCCGTTCGCAGATCGCCGCGCATCTTCAAGAGAAGGCGTTCGGACGCAATACCGCGGGTGATGCAACGTTCCGCCAAGATGCATATAACAAGGCGCTCCAACAGATCGGCACCAACAAGCTGTCGGCGTTCTTCTCTCCAGAAGAGGTTCAGCGGCTACGCCTTGTCGGGCGAGTTGGCGCGAATATCAACGCCCAGCCGGTCGGGTCGGCAGTCAACAACTCGAACACCGCCGCTGCTGCTATGAATCTGCTCTCTGAGATGGGCGGATTCAGCAGCTACCCAGGCATCAATGTGGTAAGGGAAAGCTTCCGGACGTTCTCAAATGAGCGCGCAGCACGCAATGCGCTACTGCCTCGGCTTGGAAGGGGTCAATCGGATCCTGCTGATGCAAACGCACTTATTCGATTGCTCACATCAGGATCTAATTCGCTACTCAATTCCGATAAAACAACTCGACAACGAAAACAACAGAAATAAACGCCAGTGAAGCTAGTTCAG